ATCTCGCCCTGTCAGTTCTGCTAATTCATCCGCCCTTCTCAAAGCATCTTCCACATCGTCGATCTCAATTTGCGAGTCAGCCATTCGGGATACCTCCAGACGGAGTTATTGGAGTCGAGGCTAATCTAAGCACCGAAAACTCGAATCTCCGGTAGGCTGCCGCCGCCTCCAATTTCGAGTGCCAAAGAAGCGTAAAGAAGAGAGTGGAATGCGTGGTCGTCGCCGTCCCTCCCGTATTTGGTTTTGGGCGAATTATGCACCGGCCTTGTGTTTGCTTCATCGGCTTCTCGACTTGAGTTAAGGGCGCAAAACTCATCAAGCAGCCATTGATAGCCGCTCGGATCAGCCCACGGTATGACAAACTCCCGATCGTGGATTGCTTCAATCAATCGCTCAACATAGGTCGTGCGGTCAACGACGCACATGTGAATTGGGTTGCGGTTGTTATCTCGCTTCTTGTATTCGTAAGGGGTCATTGGCCTCGAAGAATAGTAGCACTGCTTCACCCGATCCGAAAACTCCTCTTGCAGTTGTTTGATTTGTCGGGCTCCGTATCCGGTATCGGCCACGCATTGAACCACATTGTATCTCAACATCAACTCCTTGATGACCTCAACTTCATCCTCGGCTCGGCTGTCGATCTTGCCGGCAGCAAGTATTGTCTTATCGGAGTCGATAATGACCCAAGTCGTTGATCCGCCCCAGTCGACGCCCATGAAACTCTCATCGGGAGGCGTGACGGAAGTCAGCATTCTCTTTTCCCGATCCAGCAGCGGAAGCAGCATATCGTGTGTTACCGGTTTCGTTTCACCGGCCCAAAAGTCGCCCAACACTTCGTTTGCGAATCTTCGAGGCGAATAGGTTTCTCGCTTCAGTTGAATGTCGCCTTCGGTTATATCGGGATGCATAAGTTGGGTCATGTGATAACCGACAATCGAGGCTCCGGGATTTGTTTCAACCCACTTTTCGCCGTTCCATTCGTTTTGGCTTGTCTTGTCCCATAACTTCCAAAACTCGGAGCCCTGTTCACGGGCGGTTCCGGATACGATTGCCCACTTGTATTCGGACAGGGCCATCATCTCAGTCAACATCGGCAACACATCGCCGCCTACATCTTGAAACTCGTCCACGCAGACAAGGTCGCATTCAATACCCAACAGACCGTGAGCGTCGCCCCAACTCGAATGGGCGTAAAGATGGTTCAATTGGCTCGCCCCTACATTGTAAGTTTGATGTGATACCGCCGCCTTTTGCCGTTGCTTCAACAAGCACCCGCCATTTATCCTGGACATTAACGCACCATTGAGCCGCTCTTCCATGAATCTCGTCACCTGCGGTTGCCTCGGTGCGGTGTAGACGGCGTTGAAATACGGGATATTCAGCAGCCCATACATCAGCAGGTTGCAGATGGTTTCGGTTTTCTCGACCTTTCGGCTACACTTCAAGACGACCATCTTGATTGAATCGTTTTTCTTATGTGGCTGAAAGTGCCGATAGATATCGATGAGGTATGGACGATCCTTGAGACTGAACACTTTTCCGTCTATCGTGCGGAAATACTGAGCCCACCTATCCGGAAAAATTGCGATGTCCCGGGCTTGATCCGGGGTCAACTGCCCTCCGCTCATGGATGACCGTAGCGGTTGTCCTCAATCAAACCATCCGTCGTCGTCTTGAATATGCTCGCCTTCCGTGGCGGTTGTTGCATCGTCATCTGCGATCGCTCGGATTTCAAAGTCGCCGTCAACATCGTGAACCCATGAGGCTGCCTTCGGTCGCTCATCAAAGACCATCAAAAGGTCGCCGTTCTCATAGACGCCCCAACGGGTATCTGCACCGAAAACGGCGAAGGTTGATGACTCAACTGCTTCTCGGATTTGCTCAATGCGGCCCACATCTTGAGCCGCCGCTGCTTTTTTGCCCCAAACAAGGCCGTAGTTTTTGGCGCACACCGGGCCGTAGCCGTGGGTGGTTGATTCGTGGGTCTTGAGTGGTCGGCCACAGGCGGCACATCGGCCGGTCTTGGCTCCGAAAGCGGCGATGGTTGCTGACGGATCAGTCGCCAACGCCTTCAACAGGTCGTCAACTATTCGCTCATTGTAGTCACGGCTCTTCACCAAAAGGCCAGCCTCGTTGATTCGGCCGTGGTATTTTTGGTTGATAGAAGCGTTGTAAGCCTTCCATGCGTCGCCGTAGTTTTCGGCGTTGTATTCAGCCATGCGCTTGAGTCGCTTCTTCTCGAAGTCCATCAAGTCATCCTCGCTGGTGATTTGAATCTGTCCGGTGTAGCGGGATCGAAGGCCGGCAACTTTGATGGTCACCAATTCGCCCATCTCATTATCAAGAGTGATGCTTGGTCGCTTTAGGCCCGAAGCCAGCGCAACTTTGAACATCTCGTTGATTGCTTCAAAGCCGCCGTCGCCGTATAATTCGTCTTTCTTTTCTTGGCTCATTTCGGGCGTCACCGATCGCTTCAACGCCCGGTGCATAATTTTCGAGGTAAGTGCTTCTTGCTTTTCGCTCAGTTTCTTCTTGCCGGCGTCAAGTTGCTTCGCCATCTTTTCGAGGAATATCTTTTCTGTGGTTTGACCGTCACGCCACTTAACTTCGCCAGCGTGGGGGATTGCTTCCCGGATCATGTCGGCGGTAAGGCTCATTGTAGACCACCCTTAACTTCAACGCCGACCCTGTGTCCGCAGTGTTCGCAAAACCAAACATCCGCTCTCCATTGGCGGATCGATAGACCATGACGGGCTCCGCATCGTGCAACCTGCACATCGTAGTCCGGATGGTTGGCTAAGTTTTCGTGAATGATTCGGATGTTCATAGAAACGCCCCGCATACTCTCATGTTTCGGAGCAACTCTTTCAAGTCGCTCTTGCTGATTGAAACCCAATCCTTGCAGTCACGGCCTTCGTCCTCAAGGTTGTTGAGGCGATCGCCGTCTTCGTTCTTTACTTCAAAATGCTGAAGTAGCGTTTCAATATCTTGCTCTAAGGTGATTGTTCGCCCCATGTTGTAGACGAAGGGTTTCACCTTATTAAGCGTTGCGTTTTATTGAGAGGCTTCACTTTGAAGTCGATGCGTCGATGGTTTTGCGATCGCGCCATTCTTTGCGCTTANNGGCTTCCATGCGTTCTCGCTTTTCGGCTTCACGGTTTGCTTTGGTGATCCGCTCTTCTTGCTTTGCAGATTCAACTGCTTGGCGTCTTGCATCTTCTCGATTCCCCCATTGGAGGCTGACGGTGCAGACCAACTCGATAAGGTCGGTCTCTTCAATCGGATCAGCAAAGTGGACAGCCCAAGCGAAGCCTCGGCGAAACAGGTCAACATCAACAACATCCACGAAACGCTTGTAGGCTTCCGGATATTTGTCTCGAAGTCGGTGATAGACCCTCTCCTTAATCCAAAGAGAAGCACCTTTGCGTGAACCATAAATGGCGGCGATATTGAAGTCGCTCCCGGGGTGTCGGATCGCAGTGTAGTTTTGCGGGCCGGCTTTCATGTCGACCAATTCGCAACCTGCTATCTCAAAATGTTTTCTCATTTGGCCTCTCAGTAAGGCTTTTCTTTCTCCGGCTTTCATTTTTGTTTTGCTCATTTATGCTCATCTCCCCCGTCCTGTGTGGGCGGGTTAATGGTCGGTTGTAAGCCCTCCCTTATTAAGACAGCGGATTTTAGCCAACGGCCGGCGTTATTGAGAGCGCAACATACGAAACAGGCTGCTCCGGGCGATAACTTGTGCTTACACTGCACGATCCGTGAACATGACGGGCATCGATAGGTATGCCTCAAGTTTTCGAGATTTGCTTTGACCTCGGCTTCAACGAACATGACAAACTCCCTGCGCTCGCCAGTCCACTGCTCGTAGTCGGGCCACGCCCTTTCGGTTTCATTGAACGCTGATCCGTGGCCGGCATCATGCCCTGCGACCAAATGCGACATCTCATGGTTGAGCAACCCAAGCAAAACAAACTCCCAAGACGGCGTGAAGGCGAAC